ACTGCTTGGAAAGAAGTTGATAAGTTAACAGAAGCATTCCAATATTATCTATTAAAATCAAGTAATCAATTAGCAAAAGAAAAAGGTCAATGTAAAGACTTTAATAAAACAAAGTATTCAGACGGTATCTTACCAATAGACACCTATAAAAAAGAAGTTGATGAGATTGTATCTCGTAAATTATCTTATAAATGGGAAGAATTGAGAAAAGATATTAAGGAATTTGGGCTACGACATAGCACACTCTCAGCTCAAATGCCATCTGAAAGCTCTAGTGTGGTTTGTAATGCTACAAATGGCATAGAACCACCTAGAGATTATCTTTCAGTAAAGAAAAGTAAAAAGGGAACTCTAAAACAAGTTGTACCTGATTATAAAAGGTTGAAAAATAGTTATACGTTACTATGGGATATGAAATCAAATGAAGGATATATAAACATAGTAGCAGTAATGCAAAAGTATTTTGACCAGGCGATAAGTGGCAACTGGTCTTATAATCCTGAACATTATGATGAAGGACAAGTACCTTTATCTATTATGGCACAGGATTTGCTAAATACTTATAAGTTAGGTTGGAAGACTTCTTATTATCAAAATACATATGATAGTAAGAAAGATTTTGATGAACCTGTCCATCCAGTTGGTTGGAAGGATAATGTAGAAGAAACAAAACAAGACACGGAGGACTGTGAAACTTGCGTAATATAAAGGAAGCTTATGGCGTTTTTATGTGCAAATCTTCCACACACGGAAGTATTAGTTAAAAAACAATACCTGTATGATTTAGAAAAAGGACACGGAGAATTTGTACCAGGTATATGGTGTACAGTTAAGAGTATTCAAGGCAGAGCATTATATTTTGAAACATATCTATATGAATCAGGTGCCTTATATGATAAACTTCCTATATCAGCATTTGTATGGAAAGAAACAAAAGAAGATTTAAAGTTAGGTGACTTGCAGTTATGGGATTGTTTTAGTTATGATATATCAGTTATTGAAAAACAAGTGATAGGTGGTAATAGATGTATGTATCTATCACCAGATAAGAAAAAATATGAAGGAAATTATATGTTTAGTATAGACAGTTGTAATTCAACTAACAAAGAGATTAATATAGGGTATAGTGAAACTCCAAATCAACATAAATCTTTTAATATAATAAAATTAGATAATGGACATTTTGCGGCTCAACCAAATAATAGAGTTTTGTTTTATGATAAATCATTAACCCCTAGTAAATTAACTAAACCAGATTATAAAACATCTACTAGAGAGTTTAGTGTAGATGGTATAAGTAAATGGACAGCAGGTGATAGTGATAAACACCATTATGATTTAACAGAATCAGAAAGAATGCAAGACCAATTGGAACCGATAAATGACTAGAAGTGTATTTAATACAGAAAAGAATTTAGACTTTACAAAACAACCTATGTTTTTTGGTAAGAGTTTACAAGTACAAAGATATGATAATATGAAGTATCCTATTTTTGATAAACTTTGTCAAAGACAATTAGGTTATTTTTGGAGACCTGAAGAAATATCTTTGCAAAAAGATATGGCAGATTATAAAGTTTTATCTGAACAAGGTAAATTTATATTTACATCTAATTTAAAATATCAAACAATGATGGATAGTGTACAAGGACGAGGTCCTTGTTTGGCATTTTTACCATTTGTATCTATACCTGAATTAGAAAGTTGTATAATTGCTTGGGACTTTATGGAAAGTATTCATAGTCGCTCTTATACATATATTATTAAAAATTTATATTCTAATCCTAGTGAAGTTTTTGATACTATTATTACAGATGAAAAGATTGAAAGTAGGGCAAATAGTATTACACAAACGTATGATGATTTAATGCATTTAGGTTATAAATGGATATTAAAATCTGATAGTGTTGATATGTATGAGTTAAAAAAGAAATTATATTTAACGTTAATGACAGTTAATATATTAGAAGGTTTAAGATTTTATGTTTCTTTTGCTTGTTCATTTGCATTTGGTGAATTAAAGATGTTAGAAGGTTCTGCTAAAATACTTTCATTAATTGCAAGGGATGAAAGTTTACATTTGTTAATAACACAAAGAATACTTAACAACTATCGTGAACTAGAACACGATAAAACTATGAACAAAGTGATGAGAGATACAGAAAAAGAAGTTTATAAAATGTATGAACACGGAGTAGGACAAGAGAAACGTTGGGCAACTTATTTGTTTTCAAAAGGTTCTATGATAGGTTTATCAGAAAAATTGTTACACCAATATATAGAGTATATGGCAAATCGTAGGATGAAAGCAATTGGATTAGAACCACAATATGACCAAAAGACAAACCCATTACCTTGGGTAGACCATTGGTTAAATAGTAGGTCATTACAAAATGCACCACAAGAAACAGAAATTGAAAGTTATGTTATAGGTGGGATTAAACAAGATGTACAAAAGGATCAGTTTAAAAAATTTAAACTATAAGTAATATATTATTATGAACTTGGATGATTTAACTAAAAAATATAAAAGGCATTGTGCTAATTGTAATACAAAGTTTTCTATTATCTATGATGAAGATAAAACGGAACAACGAGTGACAGTGTGCCCATTTTGTAGTTATGAATTAGATGAATTATATGAAGAAGAAGATGATATTAAAGAAGAGGTAAATGAAAATGAAAATGAACCAAGTTGGGATTGATTATAGTATGACAAGTCCTGCAATATGTGTAACAGATGACTTTATATTTGAGCATAGTCGTTTTTATTTTCTTACTAATAAGAAGAAACATTTAGGCATATTTGGTAATATAAATGGTTCTGAACATCAACCATACACAGACCCTATCCAAAGATTTACTCAAATTTCTGATTGGGTTTTAAAAGTTTTACGTTTATATCACCCAGGAGACCATACTGTTGGCATTGGACCATCAATAGCAATTGAAAACTATTCATATGGTTCTAAAGGTAGAGCATTATTTCAAATAGCAGAAAATTGTGGTATACTTAAATATAGATTATTAGAACAAAAATGGGAGTATAGTGTTATTGTACCAAGTGTTGTTAAGAAATTTGCTACAGGTAAGGGTAATGCAGATAAAGAAATGATGTATGAACAATTTAGTAAAGATACAAAAACAAATTTAAAGAAGTTATTAAATACAGAAAAGGCAGGCAATCCAGTATCAGATATAGTTGATAGCTGGTATATAGCAAAGGCAAATTATGGGACCATTTAAAATTTTAATATTAGCATATCTTATTGGTATGGATCCAGTTGCAACGCAACAAACGTTTCAAATGCAAGGGTATTATCCAACTATGGAAGCGTGTAAGGAAGAATTACTTAAACAAAAACCTGATAGAAGATATGAAGTGATGAACGAATTTGTTATAGATGGAGAGTTTAAATGGGATTGGTTAGTTGCAGGATGTAAAAATGATGATACAGGAGAAGTATTTAAATTATATCCAACATATCCTAAAGGTAAACCAGATGAATTACAAGGCATTGAATTAGACCTTGATGAGATAGACATATGATATACAATATGAGAATTTTACGAGCAAAAAAACACGTTACGTGCCAGCATTCACCTTTAAATCATATTGCACCTGAAGTAAAATTAGTAAGTGTAAATGATTTGATGATAACTGCTAAACTTAATTGGTTGAAAAGAAGATATGAAAATTTTAAAGAAAGTATTGAAGGCGCAGGTATGATATATCCAATTATCTATACTGACCTAGAACATTATTGGTTAAAAGAAAAAAGATGGCCGAAAGATAAAGATGGCAATTGTATACCTGGACTTGCTGTACATACAGGTAATAAAAGAGTTTATTGGGCAAAAAAATATGGGTATACTCATATTGAAGGATATTATGTAGAGAGTAAAGCAGAACAAGCGGCTATTGTTAAACAAACATTTATATCAAAGGAATCATATCCAAATGTATAAACCACTACCAGATGGATTAATAATTAAAAAATCTTCTATAGAAGGTCAAGGATTATTTACAACAAAGTTTATTGAGAAAGATGTAAAGTTAGGTTTATGTCACGTACTTGTTGATGAAGAAATTATAAGAACACCATTAGGTGGGTTTGTTAATCATAGTGATAAACCAAATTGTGTAAAGATAAGAGGAGTATTAGGACTTAAAGAAGTTGAACAATATAATAAGTATTTTTTATATACTAAACGACCTGTAAAGGCGTGGGAAGAATTAACAGTTAAATATACTTTTTATAAAATAGAGGAGAAGGACACTACAGATTATAATGTAAATGCTCCTATGATGGAACTTGAATAATGAAAATGTTGAAAATAGTTAGTTTAGGAACTTCCAATGCGATATCTGCTATTGAACACTCAATAAAGCATTGGGGTAAGAGAGAAAAGTTATCACTTCATAGAGTTTTTAAATATCCAGTAAATGGTAAACTTTTATCTGAAGAAGATGTTGTAAGAATTATAAATTGTGACGCTTATTTGGTTGATGGAACTTGGGGCAGTACAAGTCCTAAAAGACAAAAATATAAAACAGCTGATATTGAAAAAGATAAGTATGGAAAAGTTAAAGATTTTAATAGATTTGCCTGGATGGAATATGTTAATCTCCAAGCTAATCGTCTAGCAAAAAAATATAGAAAACCATTATTAGTTACTGAAAGTGCAACATTAAGTAGAATTAAATGTAATTACATAGACACTTGGTATAAAAAAACAGGTCCAAGATATTACCGTATGGGAAAAAATCAATGGACATATGGAAAAACTAAATGGTGTAAACCAGAAAATTTCCAAAGATTAAATAATATGCTTCAATTGACACAAAGATATAATCCAGAAATAACGTATATAGATAATATATACAATCATCAATGGAAAAATAATAAAGATGGTGCAGTTTTAATTGTGCCTGGTTTAGAACACGACCCAACATCTTCTATTCCTGTATCTGAATTTATTAAAACTAGTGTTGAAAAAGTTAGAAAAGCAACTACAAGAAAAATTATAGTTAAACCACACCCACATAGTAAAATTGTAATTCAAGATTTAGTGGAAGATGTTGAAGTTGTGCCAAAAGATGTAACTTTAAATTCTATTATAGATAAGGTTTATTGTGGGGTGTTAGGAGAAAGTACAAGTATATTTCAACTCATTAATTTAGGAATACCTTGTATTACTTCAAAATATAATTTTGGAGTTGAATTAGAAAATACTAATATTGATAAGATAGAAGATTTATATTATGCTGAACCTGAAGAAGTTTTAGAATGGTATAAAATGGTATCTTATACAGAATTTACTCTTAAAGAATTTGATTCAGATACAATTTTGCATTATATAAAGGAATTGATACAATGAAGTCAGCATTGATTACAGGTATCACAGGTCAAGATGGTGGATATCTTGCTAAATTATTATTAGAGAAAGGGTATAAAGTATATGGTGCTCAAAGAAGAAATACAGGCAAAAGATATTGGCGATTAGATGAATTAGGTATTAGAAATGATATTGAACTAGTTGATATAGATTTAACTGAACCTTATAATATATCAAAATTATTAGTTAAGACTCAACCAGATGAATTTTATAATTTGGCTGCTCAATCATTTGTAGCATTGTCATTTGAACAACCACAAGTTACTACACTTACAAACTCAATAGGAGTTTTAA